ATAAGACTTGGTAATAAACCTCACTATTCATTTGAACAAATTCAAAACCAAGTTCCAAATTTCGGCAAATATAATAATAGAGACTCAGAAACATATGTTTATGATACAAAAGTTATAGCTCACCACTTAAAAAGTGGAAGTCAAATAGAGGAAGATTATACCCAAGAAAAAATCAAAGAAATAAGAGAAAGATACACAGAATGGATGTGGAGTCAATTATACGATTGATTTTAATTTTCACTGCAATAAATGTCGAAAACAAGATTGAGGATTTATGGATAAATTAAAATGGACGGTAGGAATAGTAAACTCAGATTCTTTAGAATTTATTGAACATCAATTGAAATATTTTCACGAATTTTGTAGTGATTTTGAGTTTATTGTTTATGATAAAGATAACATTAAAAAAAATACTTTTTTAGATGATCTTAGCAAAAAATATAAAAACACAAGAATAATTCAGACTCCTAGTTTATCACATGGAATGCATTCTTATGGACTTGGATTGAACGCTTGTGTTCAAATGGCTAAAGGAAAATATATCTTGTTAATGAACCCAGACTTTTTCTGGATGAAGAAAGATATACTTTCATTTTTTGAACATTATTTCGATCAAGGATATCATGCAATAGGAACAGAATATTGGAGTCATTCTTTTCCAATGCCTTGGGGAGCCTCTTACATCACAGATGAGATTAGAGATTTAGATCTAAGAGCAAAAGCCCATCCTTGCGATAAATGTCACACTTGGGCCTCTGATCGTGATCACGATACTGGTTTTCAAATAAAAATAAGACTAAAAAATAAACCATTCTTTTTCTTCAGATCTTCTAAAAATAATCAAATTCCTGATTTGGGAAAATCAAACACCATATACGCACAAACATTCGTCTATGACGAAAAAAACATTGCACATAATTTGAATGGTGGTTGCCAACAAAAAGAAGGACAAAATAAAGATGAACTGATTGCGATTAAAAAGAAGTACGCAGAATGGATGTGGAGTCAATTATATGATTAATTTTAATTTATATTTTACTAAATTAATTTATGTCGAAAAAATGGACAATAGCTTTAGTTAACTGGAATTCTTTTGAATTCATTGAATATCATGCTAAATTTTTCCATTCATTTTGTGATGATTTTGAGTTTTTAGTTTGTGATAATACAAGTCCTTATCAGTCAGAAGAATTAGATGCTATTGCTGAAAAGTATGAAAAAGTAAAAATTATTTATCCTGATGGTAAAAACTTATCTCACGGAGGTGGAATCAATAATTGTTTAGGTGAGGCATCAGGTAAATATATTTTGATTATGGACCCAGATTTTTTCTGGATGAAGAAGTCTATCTTAAAAATTTTTGAACATTATTTTGATCAGGGTTATCATGCGATTGGAACGGAATTTTGGGATCATCCATTTCCGATGCCTTGGGGAGCAGCATACTACACTGATGAAATTCGTGATTTAGATTGTACTGCCAGAGTTGAAAAATATTGTGATAAATGTAATAACAAGATTTTGGACAAGTGGTCTGATACTGGCTGGGAGATAAGAGTTAGGTTGCATAATCAGCCTCATTTTGGTTTTAGAAGAGTTATGTCTACATGTGTTCCTTATATGGGAAATCATTTTTATGCATTTAGGCCGATCAGCTTTGTATATGATGGTAATTTTATTGCTCATCATTTGATGAGGGGAGAATACAAGGACACAGATTGGCATAAGGATTTTGTTAATGATGAGATGATTTCTGCGAGAAAAAATTACATTGAATATTTCTGGAACAATTTACAAGATTGAGGATTTATGGCTAGGTTAAAATGGACGATAGGCACGACAAATTGGGATTCTTTGGAATTCATACAATATCATGCAAAATTTTTCCATGAATTTTGTAGTGATTTTGAATTTATTGTTTATGACAACGAGAACATTCAAGGAACTGCTTCTTTCGATGATATTCGCAAAAAATATAATAACACAAAAATATTTCAGACTCCTAGTGTATCGCCGGGATGTCATGGACATGGTTTGGGATTGAATGCATGTGTTCAAATGGCTAAAGGCAAATACATCTTGCTAATGAACCCAGACTTTTTTTGGATGAAGAAAGATATATTGTCATTTTTTGAAAGTTATTTCAAGATGGGATATCATGCTATTGGCACAGAGTATTGGGGGAATACTTTCCCGATGCCTTGGGGTGCAGCTTATATTACTGATGAAATTAAAGATTTAGATTTGAGGGCTAAATCACATCCTTGCGATAAATGTAACAATTGGGTTTATGATCGTGATTATGACACTGGTTTTCAATTAAGAATAAGACTGAAGAATAAGCCATTCTTTTTCTTTAGAGAGTCTCAAAAAAGTTCAATTCCTGATTTGGGAAAATTAAATGACATGTATTCGCAAACATTTGTGTATGATGGGCGTAACATTGCACATCATTTGAAGGGAGGTAGTCAACCAAAAGAAGGCCAGAATAGAGATGAACTGATTGCGATTAAAAAGAAGTACGCAGAATGGATGTGGAGTCAATTATATGATTGAAAAAATAAACAAAATCTTGAAATCAAATCCATTCTAATTGAAGCTCATCAATTATTTATACCGAAATTTCAGGATCATTTTGGACAATGTTTGGCTGATTAATTTGATTCCTACTATTCTTTGTTCTAAGCCAATCATTAGGAAGTCCAAGACTTATTCCATATTCCTCTTCACCTTCGTATTTTCTAGCTGCCAACGGATGTCCAGAATAGGCATGTTTTCTTGTGCTCAACCATCTATTTAATAATGTTCTATTTGGAGGATAATTACCATTAACTTTGTAATAGTTGGCAAGTTCCTCAATTTTTTGATTATTTTTTTCTTGTAATTTTTCAGTAGTAATTTGTAGTTTGAGCCAATCATTCGGAAGACCAAGACTTATTCCATATTGCTCTTCTCCTTCATACTTGTTTAATTTTCCTCTTCCTGCATATGTTTGTCTTTTTGCTTTAATCCAATTATGCAATTTTTCTTCTTCTTTTAATTTGGCAAAAGGGTATCTTTTCCATTTTGTATAAAATTCCGCAAGTTCTTCTACTTTTTTGAAATTTTGATTTTTTCTTAATTTGTCAAGTTCTACTGACAAATCTGGATTTATTGGTATCGATTCATCATTAAAAACTTTTTCTCTTTGGTCTCTAACTTTTTCTGGAACTAAAGGATTTGCGTAATTTTCTTGGAATCCCTCTGACTTAATGAATTCTTTTATGATATTTTCCATATTGTTAATTTCCCAATAAGGAATCACAAGAAGAGGAATATTGTTTTCCTTGCAAAAATCATATTTTATTTTGTCTCTTAAAACACTTCCTTTGAAATGTGTAATTTCTCTGTGCCAATGTTTGGTAAATTTATAATGTTGCGCTCCATGAAATTCAACAACATATCTTCTGTTGTTTTCCTCAACTAAAAATGAAGCATCAAATCTCAAACATTTTTTATTGACACATTTATCAAACTGATATTGAACATCATGAGATCCAAATAATCTTTTAAGTATTTCGCCAAGTAAAACTTCACCCTTCGATATTGACGGAACTATTGATTTATTTTGTCTTATGATTGGAGAAATAGTTGCAGTGCCATCTACAAATTCTGATTCTTCTCGATATAACCAAAGTTTGAAATTCATCAATTATTTATGAAGAAATAATCGGATTTATGACAATAAAGAATAAATTATTTGCGGTTCTTCTTCATAAATCTTCCAACATTTGGAAGAATCAGGAAAACTTACCGGATATCCCATCATCTTGAAATCAAATCCATTTTAATTGAAGCTCATCAATTATTTATGAAGAAATTTCAGGATCATTTTGGACAATGTTTGGCTGATTAATTTGATTCATACTATTCTTTGTTCTAATCCACTTTGTTCTAAGCCAATCATTAGGAAGTCCAAGACTTATTCCATATTCCTTTTCACCTTCGTATTTTGCAACAGCACCTCTTCCCTGATATGCTTGTCTTTTGCTACTAAGCCAATTTTTTAATTGTTTTTCTGATTCTATTTTGCTTCTTTCGCTGGGATATTTTCCATTATCCCTGTAAAATGCAGCAAGTTTTCTTATTCTATCGTAATGTTCTTCTTTTGTAGTAATAATTTGTGGTTTAAGCCAATCATTCGGAAGCCCAAGACTTATTCCATATTCCTCTTCACCTTCGTATTTTGCATATTTCCCTCTTCCCAGATATATTTGCCTTTTGTCAGCAAGCCATCTTCCTAATTGATTTTCTGATTCTATCTTGCTCCCAATACTGGGATATTTTCCACTATCTCTGTAAAATGAAGCAATTTCTTGTATTTTTTGATTATTTTTTTCTTGTAATTTTAATTTTTCATTAGTAATTTGTAGTTCGAGCCAATCATTAGGAAGTCCAAGACTTATTCCATATTCTTTTTCTCCTTCATATTTTCCAACAGCACTTCTTCCCTGATATGCTTGCCTTTTGCCATTAAGCCAAATTCCTAATTGTTTTTCTGATTCTATTTTGCTAAATTGTCTGGGATATTTTCCATTATCCTTGTAAAATACAGCAAGTTGTCTTATTTTTTGATTATTTTTTTCTTGTAATTTTTCTTCACTAAATTGTGGTTTAACCCAATCATTAGGAAGTCCAAGACTTATCCCATATTGCTCTTCACCTTCGTATTTTGCAGCACCAGACCCTCTTCCCAGATATGCTTGTCTTCTTTTATTAAGCCATCTTCCTAATTGTTTTTCTGATTCTATTTTGCTTACAGTGCTGGGATATTTTCCATTATCCTTGTAAAATACAGCAAGTTGTCTTATTTTTTGATTATTTTTTTCTTTATTTATGGTTGGATAAATAGTTGCAGTGCCATCTGCAAATTCTGATTCTTCTCGATATAACCAAAGTTTGAAATTCATCAATTATTTATGAAGAAATAATCGGATTTATGACAATAAAGAATAAATTATTTGCGGTTCTTCTTCATAAATCTTCCAACATTTGGAAGAATCAGGAAAACTTACCGGATATCCCATCTTCCATTCTAAACTAATTCCAAGCTCATTTTTGCCAAAAGCACAATGTGTCATATTCTTGTTCCAACATTTTTCTTTGCTGGTGTGATAAATGTTTCTTGTCATGTTAAATATCAATTTTTTTCCAATTAAAAGAAAATGCGTGACTCTTAGACCAGTTGAACGAACAAGGTCTAAATACAAACCAAGAACAGTACCAAGACATTCTCCATGAATTGGATTTACTGGCTATTCTTGAACTAGATTCCGACCTGCCAGAAGACCAACAGTAATTTTCTGATATGCTTTTAATGAACATGTTCATTTTACTTCCCATCTAAAAAACTAATTTTAGAAATGTTGCTCCAGTTAACAGATCTTTTTGCATTGAATACATTTGATTCATAAAAATGCAAAATACCATGATCAGATCGACACAATGTGTCAAAACTAAATCTAGCAAAAGATATAAATCCCGTGAAACAAAAACATGAAGACAAATTATTTTTCTTGAAAATCATGATTCAACCACTCTTCCAGAATCTTGAAAAGGGATTTTAATCATCCATTCACAACCATTTGCTTCAAGATTTACCACATGAGCAACAATTTCCAATCCAGTTTGATAATGATTACTATCAGAATATCTTAAAGTTTCTTCAGCTTTTGCAAGAGCCTCATGTCTATTATTCGCAACCACATCAATCGTGTGTGTTTGCGTTGATGTAATCTTTACAGTGTAATTCATATGCTTTTCCTCCAAGACTTAGACCAAGCCCAAGCCCTAGACCTAGACCACGACCACGACCACGACATGGATTTAGACCAAGACTTAGACTTAAAACCAGAACCAGAACCAGAGTAAAACAAAGACCAACATTCAATCTGCGAAAAACTATTTGTTCTAAGAATCATATATTTTTACTCCAAGACTTAGAAAAAGCCCAAGCCCTAGACCACGACCAATACTTAGTCCAACGCTGAAGAACAGACCAGCATTTAGATGACCTGTTGCGATTGTGTTTGAATATCACAAATCACCATTAAACAAAGTCATGCAATCTTCTGAAGAATTAACTATATTCTGCGACCAACAAAAAGATTCCCCAAAAGACCAAGAATTATTCCACCAAGACCAAGACCCCCATCTGTTGTCGGCAAAAGTCCTGCAACAACATTCTCCTGTCCTGAACATAAATCACCACCAACTACTATAAAAAACATAAAGTCCATCACCTATTGCTCTTCTAGCCTGATAAATGAAATCAATATCATTCCTGATCGATTCATCATCAGGATGATTGTCTCCAAAGAAAAATCCTTCCGTAT